TCATAACCGATGAAGCAAAGAAGTCATCAAGAAGACCAGCCTTATCAGTTGCAATTGTGTTTCCTCCAGCAGTAGGAGTTCCTGCTACCATGTCACGCTTGTTGACGTAGAACGAAGGAAGCATAATGCCACGAGACTGACCGATGCCAGCGTTCTTAGCTTCACGAATTCCTTCTTCAACAATCTCACGCTCTGCACCTTCCAGCTTTGCACCGGAGTAGTGAGCGCGGAGAGCAGTGCCAAGGTCGAAACGGCCAAGGTCACGCTTCTCAGACTTGGAAAGGTCAGCAGGGACAAACTCAGCTTTCTTTTCACAAACTTTGTCGAATGCAGCCTGACGGAAATTGTCAGCAGAAACGCCTTCAGAAACAGCTTTGCTTACATCAAGGCTGATGCCGCGCTCTTTGGCTTGCTCGGCAACTGCTTGGATGTTTGCGATGCGGCTGCGCTCGGCAGAGACAGCACTGTGACGCTCTGCGCTGATGTCAACACGGGGAGCTTCGTTAATAACCTCCACAGAGCGTTGCTCAGGAGCCGATGGGATGTCGTTATTTTCGGACATATTTTCAGTTTTTAAATTTTGGTTTTCCGTTTTGTTGTTTTCCATTCCCCTGCCGACTCCTACGGAATCATCGGCTGGAATGCTCACAAGGCTGAGTTCATATGGCTCCCAATCAGTTGCCCGGATAGACTCCCGTCCTCCGTCCATCTTTTCAGAATCCATTTCGTGAATGCGATAGCCAACCGAAACCAATCGGCGAATGCCATCTTTCACGTCCTCTAAAATCTCTTCGGCTCTTGCCGACTTTGAAAACTTAACGACTGCACGTCCCTTTTTGTCGTCGTCAATCCATGCTCGCTCTACAACACCAATCTGGTCGTTGCGGTTGTGTTCCATCAGGAAAGCCCCGCCGTTGTTTAGACGTTCAAGGCGAACGCTTTCAGAGCGATGGTCTAGCACTTCGGTGCCATAACCGCGCTCTACTTCAGCTTCAGAAGAAAACGCAATTTCAATTGTGCGGTCGTCTTCATTGATTGCCCGTTGATTTAACTCAAAGGAGCGGTGTGACAGTTCTTCAACCTTCTTCTGGCTCATCGACAATCTCAGAATTGTCAATTTGTTCAGGGTCTAATTTTAAGCCATAACTTGCAGCAAGCTCTTCATCTTCTTTGACCTTAGCTAAAACGTCATAGATGTCATCACCAGCTTCGGCAATGATGTCGCGAAGTGGTTTAATGCGGTTGCGCATAGCAAGCACTGCCGCCTCCATGTCTTTCTTGGGGTCAACCCAAGCCCAACGGCGTCCCCGGAATTCTGGGGCGTTGAATTTAAAGAATTTATCAAAAGGCAAACCAAGGCGGCCAGAAAGAAGCTCGACTTCAAGCCATGCTTCAAACACTGGCTCAAGAACGTGGTCAATCATCATGCGCTGCACTGCTTTCCAAACTTCGCGCTCTTCAATCAGCCCGGCTCTAATGCTTGAGTAGTTTACTCCTTCCAAGTCATTACTAAGAGCGTTGTAACTAATACCGAGAGAAGTAGCAACTCCGCGCAGGCATGATTTAACGAAATCTCCATAACCTGAATTTGGGTGGTTGGTGTCCCAGCTTTTGAAATCTACGCCAGCAGGAAGTTCTTCGATTGTTCCGGGAGATGAATCAACAGGCAAGTTGCCGTCATCATCAATTTCCCCCGTCCAGCCGTCCGGTGTAGCCTTAGTGAAAAAGCCCATCTTTGCGGCTCCGGTTCGTGCTGCAACAAGCTCGGCTTCTGCATAGCCGTCTAACATTTTCAGCCTGTTCATTGAGCTTACAAGCCAAGGGATGCCCCGGCTTTGCTCTGGCCGCTCTGTTTTGAACGGGTGAATAATTTCTTCGGCTGGCACTCTAATGCGGCGTTTGAAATCAGCGTTGAATTGCGAGTCACCCGGGTGGTTTCCAAGAAGGTGGTAGGCAACCGGGCGGCGGTATGAATCAAACTCAACGCCAAAACGGATTTCGTTGCCGTTGTCAGCCCGAGCGTTATAACTGTCATCAAGCAGGTCAGCTTCAAGAATCTGCAAGCATAGCCCGGTGCTTTTCTTAATTATGCGAATCAGCACTTCACCATCACGGGCAATGCAGCGAAGGATTAAGCGTTGAACATCAACCCATGAGTGACGTCCTGTGACTTCGCAGTTGCCTACTTTGCTCCACTGCTTCCAAGCCCTCTCAATGATATTGTTGGCGATTTCGTCAAGCTGTCCACTCGGCTCTTTAGCTCTCACCTGTAAAGACACACCCTTTTCGCCAAGCGTGTTGTTTTCTAGGCTACGCAAGAAACCTTTTACCCATTCATTGTTGCGTTCTAAATCACGCGAGCGGTCGCGAAGAATTGGAAGCTGGCCTTTAAGCTCACCATCTTGCGAAAGGCAGGCAGTAATCCAGTCCAGCGTCAAACGGCTAGATTGGGTGGCGTTGAATCTGCGAACGGCGGTTTTTGGCGGTGAGAATTTGCGCTTAAGATATTGAATCATCTGAATTGAATTTTCAAAGTTTTGCGGTGGCGGTTGACTGATGCTTTCAATGTTTCTGCTTCCTGCCGCCAACGGTCACGGCTCTTTTCTAAATCAGCGATGCTTGCAAGTGTCAAAGATTGGTCTCCAAAACTTGTAGCGCTAGCCGTCTTTTCATAAAGAGTTCCAAGAGTTGTCTCTATCTTGGTAATCATCGCCAACGCTGAGGTCAGCTTTTCTTCGTCAGTTTTGTCGGCCATTGAATTTGACTAAATGTCAAACTCTACCAATCATTTACCCATCCGCCTTTTTTTCCACGGGCTTTCTTTTTTGATTTGGCGGCTTTTTCCTTTGGCGGGTCTTGAATGCTTTGCTTGAGCTTGTCCCAGTTCACTCGCATCAGTGATAGTGCAGCAGTTGCATAGACTCGGATGTCCAAAGCTTCGTTTCTTGCTTTGCTTGGGTTTTCGAAACGTGTGTATGGCACACCATTTTTGTAGCGTGTCACCTTTGTCTCACTGACAAGCTGACGAAACCAATCTTCTGGTCGGTCATTTGGGAAATGCATAAAGCCGCTTCCCTTTTCGCCAAGCGAAAGTCTGGAGTAAGTCAATTCCTTAGCAGTGTCAGTTCCAACACTAAACAGCGCGGCTCTCTCTGCCCCCCTTCTTGTCGGTCTTCCAACTAATGGCACTCCCGGGCCACCCATACCTTTGCAAGCGTAGACTCTCCGGCCTTCGCGCGGCTTGGTGAATGAATAGACTGCCTTGGTCTTGTGACCAGAGTCGATAAACGTGCAAGTGATTGGCAGCTCCACCCCGCTGGGGTGTGTGAACTTCTTTTGCAAAATCTCATCAAGCGCGGCCTGTGTGTCTGGTGAGTTGAAATCACCCATGACGTTGTAGTGGTCAATGCTCCAGCTCTCTTCTCCTTCTCCCCAACCGACAATCTCGACCTCAAATCGGTCACCTTGGATGTCAACGCCAGCCGTAAGAATGAGAGCATCTTTCGGGAAATCACCCCAATCTTCCCGGCGCAGCATTAACGGCTCCCATGCCACGCTCTCGCCTTCATCTTCCCATGTTTCGGCTAAAAACGTGTTAATCCATGTCCTTAGAGTCTCTTTTCCTGACTTTTTGGCTTTGATATTGTCAGCAGCCATTTGGTGCAGTCGCGATTTGTAACCCTTTTTGTGCCGGAAAAGTGATGCTATTCCGGGCAAATGATAGCCCCGGCTTGACCGTTCCGGGTAGGTTGCCACCCATTTGCCTGCCTTGACCATCTCGATGCGCTGCTCATCAGTCAGCTTTGCCTTGCAACCTTCACATTGCAGCCACGCATCACTACCGTTTTCCGCTTCCCATTGCACGTTTACCCATTTTAAGCTCTGAGAATAGCCGCATTCTGGACATTCAACGTGGAATCTTCGCTGGTCGCTTGCTTCAAATTCAGTCTCGACTCTACTCCGGCCTTTGACTGTCGGCGTTGATGTCATCACGATTACAGCGTTCCAGAATGTCTCTGTTCGTCGAATAGCCAAACTAGACGGGTCACCTTCGCTTCCTGCTGTGACTGGGTAGCGGTCAACCTCGTCCAATAACACAACCCGCCTTGGACGTGATGCCAAGCCAGCCGGGGCATTAGCTCCAGCAATCGCCAAGTTGCCGCCCGGAAATGTTTTGTGCAAAATCGTGTTGCCGCTAGTGCGCGATTTCACGTCTGCAATTTTGTCTTTAATTCTTGGCGTGTCTCGGCACATCGGTGCAAGTCGTTCTTTGCTCCACGCTTCACCCATCTCAATCGTCGGCTGCACCATCAGCATCGGTGACGGCTCAACATCGACAAAATATCCAATCATGTTGTTGAGAACTTCAGTCTTTCCTAATTGCGCCCCCACCATCAGCACAGTCCCAGTTGCTTCCGGGTCATTGATTGAGTCCATCCATTCGCGAGCGTATGGCGTTAGGTCAGAAGAATACTTTCCCGGCTGCCCTGATGACTCAGGCGAAAGAAAGCGGTATTCATCAGCCCACTCTGAAACTGTTACCCGGGGCGGCGGTTCACAAACCGAAAGCCATGATTGAATGATTTTCTCAACCTTGCTCACTTAATCCTTTTATTTTAATTTTTAAACCTGATAAGTTTTTTAAACATTTATCTTTTGCTTCATCGGTCACTGCATCATTTAGAATTGCGTTTTTTATTGCCGCCATGATTTCTTGACCAGCCCTTTCCACATCTTCGACAGGAATAAGTTCACCCCGGGTTCTAGCATTGGCAAGTTCTAGCTTGTCGGCTTCTTCCTTGGTTCTTCGCAGTTGCTGCTTTTTGATTTCAGTCGGGTCAGCTGTGTCACTATCCCATTGATTGACTTTCCGCTCTTGCAAATAAGCAATGTAAGCCCGAACACTAGGCCAAAGGTCATAGCGTCCACGTCCTGACTTTTGAATAATGCCGTCAGCAGCTAATTGCTGGACACGAACAGAAGTAAGATTGAAAAGCTTTGCAAGCGTTGAGACTGGAACAGTTGGTGATTTCCCGTTGTCTTTTGCGATGTTGTCCTTCTTCGCCATTATTCTTTAGAAGGATGGAGCGCATCGGTCGGAGTTGCACCGCCCTTTCCAGACTGGAAGTCTGGCGTGTCACTGGTTTCACTTGATGCGCGTTTTTTCGATTTGCCTTTATACATTCCCGCTCCCATCTCGTCAATCTTTGAAAAAGGTAATATTGGGACAGTCAAACGCTCTTTTGCTTTAGGGTTTAAAAAATAAAGGTATCTCAGCTGAAACCCCTTAATTGGACGCCAGCCTGCTTCTTTAAACCTTTTCATTGACGAACCACCACAACTTTCCCCAATATGACCGCCTTTTGTAACTGTGGTTCTGCTTATTGTTTCTGCTTTTTTTATTGCCTTACTTCCACCAATTCCGGGTCTCAACGATGTTTCTGCAAATGCTTCCCCAGATGGTGCTTTCCATATTGAATTATTGTTTTTTATGCTGGTCAAATAAAACCCGCTTGCTCGATAGATAGTGCCGTCCCCACATTGCGCTCCATCCGCAAAAGAAATCACCCATTCAATGTGAGGGTAAGTCTTGCGAATAATACGCATCGCAACAGAAATCGCTCTTGATTCACTGTTTCTTGGCAGCCAATCAGCAAACGCCATTCGATTAAGCTCAATAAAACCGTTCCAACTAGTGTCTCGGACTAGCCCTTGAATCTTGCGCTTATCAAGAGATGGGCCAAATTGCATTGCACCCCCGCATTTCCCATCAAGAAAAACGCCAAAGTGAAGTTGAGAATTTTGAACAACCTTGCCGGAATAGTGACATGATTTCACAATCCTTGCGGCATCTTTGCTTGAAATTGGCTTCACAATAATTTCCTTTGCCTTGCTCATGAATTAGCCCGGTTAAATGATTGGCAAATAAAAGCAAGGGCGTTTCCATTGCTATTTTCGTTTACTACGCTTTCCCCGTGTCCCATGCTTTTTGCTTTTGCAATTGCGGCTTGAACCTCTTCCGCTTGTTCGTCGTGAACCGTGAATGTCATTTGCTGGAATGGTTGCTTGTCTTCGTCGGAAAGCTCTGGCATAGCCGCTTCCTCGATTTCAAATGCTCCAAGTTCTTCTTCATTAAATCCAGTCAGGGATAGGTCAAAGTCCATTTCCCGCAAGTCTGACAATTCAATGCCAAGAAGCTCCTCATCCCATTCAGCATTAAGTGCCAGCTTGTTGTCAGCAATGATGTAAGCTTTCTTTTGAGCATCGGTAAGATGCCCCAAACGGATGCAAGGCACTTTGCTGATGCCAAGCTTCTTAGCGGCCATTACTCGGCCATGTCCGGCAATGATGTCATTGTCTGTTCCAATGAGAACCGGGTTGGTGAATCCAAACTCTTGAATGCTGCCAGCTATTTGAATCACTTGCTCTTCTGAGTGTGTCCGGCTGTTCCTTGCATAGGGTATCAGCTTGCTGATTTCTAAACTCTCAAGCTCTTGGGGTTGTTTGGGTTTCTTATTCATCTGCAAAAACAAAGTAGCATTTGAAAAAAGTTTTGACTAGAAAAATGCAGCGAGGCAAGGGACATCAAGACGCTTCCCAGAGGAAGGACCCATAAGCCCTTGACTTTCAATGATTAGCATTAAACCAGCGTTTTGAGTGATGTTCATTTGATTAATGCTTTAACAAAAAAAGTGCGCTGTCATTATTGCAGACAGCGCACTAATTGTTTTGGTTCGACTACAACACAAGCAAAGTTTTTTGCTTATCACTTAGCTTGATGACCTTGAGCCGCTTGTTTTCAACAGCGCAATTCCAAGCCTTGGTGCAGGTGTAAAGATATTCCTGTTTAGACATTTTCATTTTGCATGTTTTGAGTTGAATCAACTTGTTTCTGAGTGTCAGTGCTGGATGCCCGTGTGATAGCATCTCACCAGTTGTTACAGAATTCCAGAATGTTTTGATTTTGTCTTTGTCATGTCCATTGTCTATCATGGCAATTGCTGTGATTGCTGTAGCAAAAGAAGGAGCGACAATACTTTTAGTTGAAAAACCAATTTTTGATGCAGAGTCGTAAATCTTTGGGTTTAAATTGTATTCATTTAAACATTCAGTTTTGCTGAATTGAGATTGTTCTTTGTATCTCCCCCCTTTGCCATCATTGGTTTTCATTGCCTTTCTGTATTCAAGAACTTTGATGATTCCAGCGGCTGTGTTATTTGCATAAGGGATGTTTTTAGTTGAAAAAACGTCTCCTGTTGTTCTTGTTTTGCCTGAATCAATTGTCACAAAAGAATTCTTGTCTGCTCCATAAACGACCAACATTTTCACTGGCACTTGTGCCATAATTATAGCATGCAGTCGGTGTTGACCATCAATGAGAGTGCCATCATTCAAGAAAACAATGGTTTGGCCGTTTTGCTGCCATTCCCCCCTTTCCATCATAAGGGCCAATTTCTTGACGTGATTCATTGATATGCGCCTATTCGTCCCGATATTGTTTTTTAAATACATATCGGCTATCTGTGGTGTTATGTTTACTACATGTGTATTCATAAATCTTGTTTTCTAAATGCGTAATTGTAAGCCCTGTTTGAGCAGTCTGACACAGTAAAGTTCTGACCTTCTAGGTTAATCCATTTGCCTTCCCATCTGACTGCTAAAGCCTTGCTTGCTGCCCCGTTAACTATCTCAGTGTGTGCCGTGTTGTGCTGCCCTATGACAGCCAGTGACACCTTTCCGCTTTGGTGTAAGGCATCGACAACCCTTTCTAGTGCTGTCCTTTGACCATAGCCAATTGGTGGTGCGTTCTGGTTCTTGAACTCAAGGAAGACAAAGAGTTTGTTTCTTATTTCAAGAAAGCCATCCACATCAGTGGGGCTTGCATTGCCGTAGTTGATGCCTGTGAGGTCAATCAGTTGTGCTGCTCGTTCTGGGTGTTCTAGGGGTCTAATCATATTTTGTGAATCGTCTCAGCAATCCACTTAGAGCGGCTTAAATCACCCCGGATTGCGTCCAGCTTCTCCCATACCGCTGGCGGTAGGTTGATGCTGCTGGTCTTAACAGTGCGGCCCTTGCCGCTGCCCTTGGGCCTTCCGGCCCCCTTCCTTGCTCCCCCGTGTTGTTTGTTCATTAGTAAATCCTTGCTGATAGCTTAATGACTGGCACTAAATCTTGAAGTGGCTTCTGGTTTTGCCTGTCTTGCCGATGCGCACTTTCTGCTTCTGCAACCCATCTTGAAACAGGTAAGTGAGTCATGGCTGAGACCATTACTGAGTCAGCGTTTAATGCACCGTCTGCATTGGTAAAATAAA